TATAATCCAGTTTATGATGATAGTCAAATACATCCGCCACATGGTTTCCTTAGAAACGCAATTAGATACCACAACTTGGAAAGAAATCCAAGGCATATCATAAAGTATCTATTGAGAAGTGATGGTTTTGAACAAACAATATAGGAATTAAAATGAAAGTAGCTATTGTATTAACTGGACATATGAGGCGTTGGAGAGAAGTTTTACCTAACTTCAAAGAGAGAGTGATTGCCAAATATAATCCTGATATCTTTATCAATACATGGAATGATGAAGGTTGGTATGGTCAAAATCAAAATGACCAACTTGATGGTTTTCTAAGTGGTTCATCTAAAGTATATGCCGATGAAATTCAAAGAGAGTATTCTGCCAAGGTGGTTCATGTTGATGACTTTGAATCAATCAAACCAGATTTTGTACAAAAGATACAAAGATATCCAAACTACTTCCATCGTTCATTGAATATTTACTCCATGTTCTATAAAATGGCCAAAGGTATACACTCTTTGGAAAATTACATTTTAGAAACAGGAACTGAATATGATTTGGTTATTAGAATGAGGCCTGATATGCTTGTACATCAAGAAATGCCTGATTTTAATCCAAATGTGTTTTATACAATACATCATGCCAATCATTTAGGTCAAGGCACCGGCGATATGTTACAAGTTGGAAATCTAATGAATGTCACAAATTTCTGTAGAGCTATCTATCATTTGCCTAACATATATAATCAACTAGGTGTGTTATGTCCTCACATGACTTCAACTGCAATGATTGGATTGTTAAATTTACCTTGGCAACCAATTGGATTGAATAAAGAATTGGCTAGATGATAAAGAAAGAGAATCAATATGAATAAATTAGTTATTTTTGACCTTGATGGTGTAATGATAGATTCCCGTGAGATGCATTATGAAACACTTAATGCAGCTCTACTTAAAGTTACTGGTACTCCAGAATTTGTAATTACCCGTGAAGAACACCTATCAAGGTATGATGGTCTGAACACCACCAGAAAATTACAGATGTTGACGGCAGACAAAGGTCTACCAGTTGAATACTATAATGAAATTTGGAAAGAGAAACAAGAAGAAACATTCAAGTTGATTCCTGGTTGTCCTAGAAATAGTTCAGTTCCATGGTTAATGAATCAATTGAAGAAAAGGGGATGGAAGGTTGCTGTTGCATCTAATAGCATCCGTGAAACAGTTAAGATTGCTCTTAATTCAATGAATGTAATTCAATATGTGGATTACTTTGTAAGCAATGAAGATGTTTTCAATCCAAAACCATTTCCTGAAATGTATTGGCAGTGTATGACAAAAATGAAAGCTTTGCCTAAGAACACTATCATTATTGAAGATTCACATATAGGTCGTGAGGGTGCCATGAATTCTGGTGCTCATTTATATCCAGTAAAAGATGCATATGATTTAGAAGGGACTAAGTTTTTAGATATGATTGATAATTTTAACATTAAAGATACAACGATTCCATGGCGTGATGAGAAATTGAATGTTCTTATTCCTATGGCAGGTGCAGGTTCTAGATTTGCTCAGGCAGGCTACACATTTCCTAAACCACTTATTGAAGTCAATGGTAAACCCATGATTCAAGTGGTTGTTGAGAATTTGAACATTGAAGCAAACTATATTTTCTTGGTTCAAAAAGAACACTATGAAAAGTACAATCTAAAATATCTACTTAACTTGATTGCACCTAATTGTACAATCGTTCAAGTTGATGGCATAACAGAAGGTGCTGCCTGTACTACATTATTGGCTAAAGAGTTTATTAACAATGATTCGCCATTGATTATGGCAAACTCAGACCAGTTTGTTGAATGGAATTCAAATGAATGTCTATATGCTTTTAAGGCAGATTCAATTGATGGTGGTATTCTTACATTCAAGGCAACACATCCTAAATGGTCTTATGCCAAATTAGATGATAATGGTTTTGTTTCAGAAGTTGCCGAAAAGAAAGTCATTTCAGACCAAGCAACAGTTGGCATTTATTATTGGAACAAAGGTTCTGATTATGTCAAGTATGCTGAACAAATGATTGACAAGAATATCCGTACAAACAATGAATTCTATGTGGCTCCTGTATTCAACGAAGCGATTGAAGATGGTAAAAAGATTCGTGTTAAACAGATTACTGGTATGTGGGGTATCGGTACTCCAGAAGATTTGAATTACTTTTTGGCACATAAAAAATGATAGCCATAGCTCATCGTGCCTTAATTGATGGTCCTAATAAAGAGTTAGAGAACCATCCAAAACAAATACGCCATTGTCTTGCAGAGGGAATTCCCTGTGAGATTGATGTTTGGTGGTACCATGACCGTTGGTGGTTAGGTCACGACAAACCACAATATGAAACTACCATTGAATTCCTGTCACAAGATGGTCTATGGATTCACTGCAAGAACCTGGACGCATTAAATCTATTGAGGGAAGAAGGTTTACATTGTTTCTGGCACCAAGAAGATGATGTTACACTGACCAGTTGGGGTTACATTTGGACCTATCCTAAGATAAAAGAATTGTTCCCTAAAAGTATCGCTGTGATGCCGGAAATTGGTGAAGGTCAATGGGATTATGTAAAAACTATGCCTATCACCGGAGTATGTACGGATTTTGTTAATAAATGGAAGTCCGAAATGTATAAATAAGCTCATTGGCAACCAAAGTGTGTTGCATTTCTAGAGGTATAATCAATGTTAACTTTTCAATCTTTTCTAAAAGAAGAAGCTGAAGGCGCCGAACTTAAGCACATTCATCATGCTGAGGACCGTCCACTAATGCACGGCCATGCCGGTTTTGAACACGCACATGAAGCACTAATGAAAGCTCATGCTCACATGACTTCTGGTGCAAAGAGTAGTAATCTAACGATGAAATATGATGGTTCTCCATCTCTTGTTTTTGGTCACCATCCAAAAAATGGTAAGTTTTTCGTTGCAACTAAATCGGCATTCAACAAGAATCCAAAGATTAATCATACTGAAAAAGACATTGATAGAAACCATGGTCATGCACCAGGTCTTGCAAAAACATTAAAACACGCACTCAAACACCTACCAAAAGTGACACCTAAGACTGGTGTTTATCAAGGTGATTTAATGCACCATGCGGAAACCAAACATCTACATGAAGGTTTTATTGTAGAAGCAAAAGATAGTAAAGTATCTTTCACACCAAACACCATCACCTATACTGCTCATGGTGATACAGCAAAAAAGATTAAAAGGTCTAAGGTTGGTGTAGTTGTTCATCAAAAATACAGTGATGACATGAAAAGTGCTTCTCCTCATGTTGACCACCACAATTTTAAAGAACATCCAGATGTACATATTCATGGTGCGGAACATGACACCAGTAAAGTTAAACATTCTCCAGAAAATGAGAAGAAGTTTCAATCTCACATGGCTGCAGCCAAAGAAATCCATGACACACATGGCCACAAAATGTATGATGCAGTTCACCACAAACACAGTGGAGAAACAGGTCATCTATCTACATACATCAACAAGACTGTAAGACACGATGAAGTTCCATCTGTTAAGGGCTTCAAAGAACACCTACATGATGTACATGAAAAACAAGCAGCAAAAGTAAAAACTGAAAAGGCTAAATCAGAAAAAACTGGTGAAGGCAAGTCCCAAATTGCTCATGTCGAAAAGAACAAGTCACATTATGGTAACTTGTTATCAATGCATCATCACCTACATCAGGCCAAAAATGCATTGGTAAGTTCTTTGGAAACACATGAAGGACATTATCAGCACCACATTGAAGGTAAGAAATCTAAACCAGAAGGTTTCGTTGTACACCATGCAAATGAACCAACTAAACTGGTTAATCGTGCCGAATTCGCTAAACAAAATCTGTTAAAAGTACGCAAATGAAGTCATTTTTAGATATCCTACAAGAAGAAAAGACAGGTGAAAAACACCATGTCTTTACTTTTGGTAGAATGAATCCGCCAACCACTGGCCACTTGAAG